TGATTAATTGTGGCACCACCTGGCATATCAATCCAGTTGTTAGCAAAATCAGTGGCTGACGCGGACGATTCTTTTCTTGGGTCTTCCTTACCTCCATAGTAACCTTCGGAAACCGCCTTGTTACTACTTGTCTGAAGACCAAGTTGACTTGGGTGTAATGCATGGCCAGCTTTATTAGGGTCTAATGAATTACTATTATTGACTTGCACCTTTATATCGTTTTGTACACCTGCAGAATCTCTTAGGATTACGGTAAATGGGTGACCACCAACATAGATACATTCTGTTCTTTTATTGTTGTCTGTTACTCCATCATCACCACTCTCACCAAACTTTCTGATAAGTGCGTTATCGCTTGGACCTACTGCCATCTTTCTATCTCCGTGTATTAATTACTTGTAACACTATTATACCCTATAAATATAAGCTAGTTTTGTGCATTGTCAAAATCAATGTATGTAATAGTCATCTTCTTTCCATCCAACAACCACTGTGATAGTCTTGGGTAAATTCTCTTATAGGCATTTACAGATGCACCTATAACACCTTCCTTTGTGATGTTTTGTGTTGAGCTATCAGCGACCAACAAACATCCTTCAGTGTGCTCATCAGTATTACCTGTATGAATTAAAATGTATTCAAAGCCTGGCACATTCTGCACATGCAACATTCCCTTATGAAAGTCAGCACCAAACTTGTTTGTATATCTAGTATGAAATCCACCAACGGTTCTCAATTCCACATCATAAGTCCCTGCAGGTATTCTTGTTTCTGCACTGAGCTTTTCTGCTCGCCACTCATCTTCTAATGTGTAGGCAAGAAACTCTCTACCATTAGGCCCATTCTCAAACAACAGGCCAAGTGTGCTATCAGCACCAGAAGAATATCTTAGCACCTCTAAATCCAACTCGTCTTCGCCTACGATGTCTACATCTTTACTTACTTGAAAAAAGTTTTCTAACATTTCTATCCTTCTACATTTGGTTATGATGAGAGAATTCTTTTACTTCTTCTTTATACTTATGTGATTCATAAATCTTTTCTCTAATACCAGATGCACTATAACTATGTGACCTTGGCACAAAGTGTATATTCTTAAGAAGTTTTAATGATACGGAACCACTTGGCCCTGTTACTTTCTTTACGTCACGATAATCTTCTCCAAGAAACCTAACGTCTGGTGTATAAAAGTTTAGTAGGTTACTCAACTCTTCTTCAGTATTATACGGAGCTATCTCATCTATATAAGTTATAGACTTTAATACAAGCCAACGAGAATGTAAACTCAATACTGGACTATTTTTGTTTGGCCTTGACCAACTTGGGTCATCTTGTAATCCAACAACTAAATAGTCACAATGGTCTTTACAATACTTCAACATCAAGGAATAGCCAGGGTGGTAAATGTCAAAACTACTACACACAAAACCTGTTTTGTTTTCTCTATCAACTGCCATAAAACTTAATCCTTTATCATGTAGTCTATGTACCAACGAGCCTTTTTCAAATCCTCTGTAAAGTTTCCTTTGTGTTTAGCTCGTAACAAATACTTCAAGGCATTTCCTAAACAGAAACCCTCTATCATACCTGCATCCTTTATTATTTCTATCGCTTCTATTTGACCGTAATTATAGTGACTAGGGTGGTCAACTTTTTCTTTGCTATCCATCTCCCTTTCTTTCTTTATCCAACATAATTCTGTTTTTTCTTCTTCTTATTCTTTCTTCTTTTTCATCACCATCATACTCAACAAATCTTTGACTAAACTGATTGTAGACCACCAAAATCTCATCCTTTTCATAGTAGCACCAAGAGTGCAAATCTTTCTCAAGGGGTAATTCTTCTTCTGGAAAATCTAAACTCCAATGCTCTGCTGGTTGAGAAAACTCTGGAGTTTCTTTCTTTTTAGGTTTATTCCACTTCTTAATAATAACATCATACTTGCTAATAACAAAATATAGCACTACAAAGTTTATAGGAATAAACATCAATAAAACACATAAAATAACATACTTATCATCCACTCACCTTCTCCATGAGCGGCCAAAAACATTATTTTACGCAACTTTTATAGAAACTTTACTATCTTACTTGGCCTATCTTTTTTAGTGGCATAGGACGGTCGTTTGCCTCATCCATAACCATCTTTCCATTTACCATACCTGTCATAAAACTACCCTTCTTTATCGCTCTTCCATCATACAACGTAGGCACAACAATGTCATCACCGAGATATCTCTTCTTGGTAAGACCCGTTACGTTGTTTTTACTGACCTTTCCTTTACCCATTATTGTCCTTTCTTTGATTCTAAAATGGCGGCTGCCTTTGCTCTAGCTTCTTCTTTATTTCCACCATCATAAGCATAACCATGTCCTTCTTCTACTAAAATATCATTAGCAATTCTATTATCACTCAGAATGATTGTTCCGAGAACTCTGCCATACTTTCCTAACTCATGGCTTATCAAACTAAATTTATTCCCGTCTTCTTCAATTAACTCTTTCAAACGAGCCTTAGCAGCTAAACCTTTTGCCTTCTCTTCTAAGTCTCTTGTTCTTGATTCCCACGTATCCATACCAAAGAGGCGAATACGTTTCTTTACAAAAACATCAAAACCAATATCAATAAGAGCGTCAAGAGTATCACCATCTACGATACGTAGCAACTCTGCTCTGTATTGGTAAGTATGCTCCATCACTTTTCTCCTAAGAAACTTCTTCATCCATCATAGTCATATCTTCGTAATACTGCTCTATCGCTTCATAGTTGGCCAACACATATTGCCTATACTCTTCATGGCTCATTACTGGCTCATCACCAAAACATTTCTTGTGAGCCTTTGCAATACCAACTTGAGTTTGAAAACGACCACGATAGTGTTTCGGGTTTGTATACCCTATCGCCTTTATGTTATTGATGTTAGGTAAAACAACTTCCCCTTGAGCAATAATACAAGGCTTTTCATACTGAAAAGCTAGACTTTTTTCATTTACGTTTATTCCACCACCACTCTCATACAAAACCTCATCTACGATACGATATTTCATTTTATCCTCTTATTGTAATGTAAAAAGTATGGATTATAAACTTATTCTATCAACAATACTAGTAGTGCTGGCACCATCTACCATCGGTGCTGTTACTACGTGGCCGCCATAACTCTCAACAAACTCTTGACCTACTATTCTATCTCTTTCTGCACATGGCTTGATATTATAATCACCACCTTTCACTAAAACCTCTGGCCTTATCTTTCCCAATACAGGGAATACACTTTTTGTATCAAAGATAACAACGTAGTCTATCCACCTTATAGCAGATAACACGGCTATTCTATCTTCTTGCTTCATTATCGGCCTTGTTGGCCCTTTGAGATTTCTTATTGACTCATCACTATTAACAGCAACAATGGTTGGCAGAGACAAAGAATAGTTGTCACAAAACCTAAACAGGGATATGTGGCCTCTATGTATAATGTCAAAACATCCATTTGTAAATACTCCACCCGTAACAGAGAAGTCATCTATGTGAAAAACATTACTTGGATTTTTCAGTGCCCGACTTTCCTTTCACTTTCTCTATTGACCTACCAGCAAAGTAGGCAGAATAGACTACCATCAATAATGTTTGATACACGGGCACATAAGCGTCACTAATAGAAAACTGACCTATGTTGCCGTCAAACACAGAAATGATTACGAATACCACCGTAAGAAAAATAAGTGTCAGTGGTCTTATGTTTTTTGGCAACCATGCATCAGACTTTAAGTCAGCATCCCAACGAGCGGATACTTCTCTCTGTGCCTCTTGCTCTGCTGAAACAAGTAACTCTTCCATCTTTTGTCTGGCTGCCATTTTTTCTTCTTTAGATGTATGTAGGTCATCTATTATTTTACCAGCCTCTGGCAATACTTTCCCAACTATACTTCCAATATCTATCATTTTATCTTCTCACATAAAACTATGGCAACTCTATACTATCACCATTGTAATTATACTTTTCAAGTATCCTTGATACAATACCACTTCTAATACAATCATTCTTGCTAAACTCCATATAGTCAACACCATCTACTTCTTTGAGTCTATTCCATACATCATAGAATCCACTCTTAACGTAGTTGTTGCCATACTTATCACATTGACTTAGATCGCCTTGTATAATAAGTTTTGTTGTATCATGTATTCTTGTCAATAATGTTTTAACTTGCATAGGAGAAATGTTTTGAGCCTCATCTAAGATAATGTACATGTTTTCAAAGTTAAGGCCCCTTATGTGATTGATAACTCTAAACTCTATCTTACCATCATCAATAAACTTCTTGGTCTGCTCTTTTCCCATTATCTTATACAACACCCACAAGGCACTTTCATTATACAACTCTATCTTATCCATCAAAGTGCCTGGCAAAAAACCTAAAGCATCTTCTTTCCCAACATCAACTGTTGGGTTTATAATACAAACCTTTTTGTATGTATTATTTCTTTTCACTACATCCTCAATGGCTTTTTGTAAACTTATGAAAGTCTTACCTGTACCGGCCATACCGTGGCACATTATAATGTTGTTTGTCACATCTCCAATTATGTCGTAATATTCTTTCTGAGCGTCTGTCAGAAATTCAACTGGTTTTACAAACTTTGGTAATTTAGTAGCCAAAAGGACTCTCCTATGCAAGTTAAGTGTTTACATTATCTTAATACTGGAATACCCCTTCTCATTCTTTGTTATATTGATTACGTTGTTGGTAATGTCTTGCATACTCTCAATGTGGGAGATAATAAGTACA